TGAAATTTATCAGGGCGATAATTACGTCCACCAATTAACATTGAAAAATAGCGCTAATGCTGTTATCAATATCACCTCAAGAACATACTCCGGTCAGATTAGGAAAAGAAGAGCATCTGATGCTATCGATGCAACTTTTTCTACTGAGATTACAGACGGTGCTAATGGGGTCGTGGTGTTCAGCATGCTTCCAGCAGCAACTGCTAACTTAAGAGCCGGTACTTATGTATATGATTTTCAAGAACTCAATGGGGCTGTAGTAACAACAATATTGACAGGAAATGCTGTAGTTACTGGGCAGGTGACTAGATAATGGCTGATGTAACAGTATTGCAAGTGTACCCCTCTGTAATATCTAATGTTTCTCAAATAACTCAGACTACTGTTTTAACACAAAGTAGTGGTACAATTAACTTAGCAAGTTTGAGTTTAAGTAATGCAGCTCCAGCCGATGTCGCAAGATCGGCATCTGTTGGGGCAAGCAATGTGGCGGCTAGAGCTGACCATGTACACAGCGCAGCAGATTTGCTGGTTGACGGAGGAAGCTATTAATGGCTAATAAGATTAGAATTAAACGCAGAGCAGCTGGTGGTGCCGCAGGAGCACCGGCATCTTTAGAGAATGCAGAATTGGCATTCAACGAAGTTGATGATGTTCTTTACTACGGTGAAGGTACAGGCGGCGCAGGTGGAACTGCCACACAGGTTCTTGCAATTGGCGGCTCTGGTGCATTTACTACGTTGAGCGGTACTCAAACTCTTACTGGCGACAAAACATTCTCTGGTGTCATTATTGTTCCAACCCCAAGCGCAAACACTCATGCCGCTACAAAAGCTTATGTAGACACCGCAGTTTCTAACGTGTCTACAAGCTTTACTGCTGCTGGCGACTCGGGTACTGTCACGATTGCAACTGGCGTAGATACGCTAACAATTGCTGGTGGAGTTGGTTTAACATCCGCTGCTGCTGCAACAGACACGGTTACAATTAATCTTGACAACACAGCCGTGACAGCCGCAAATTATGGTGCAGCAGGCACTGTTGCAACATTTACGGTTGACGCACAAGGTAGATTAACCGCTGCTTCAAATACAACAATTTCAATTACTGCTTCACAAGTCAGCGATAGGGCTACAAACCTTGTTACTGGGTTGACAGGAACAGCAAATGAGATTGCTGTTTCCAACTCTGGTGTGGGTGCAGTAACACTAAGCCTCCCAGCCAACGTTACAATTTCAAACAATCTTACTGTGACTGGTGATCTTGTAGTTAGCGGAAACACTACAACCTTGAACACAGCAACGCTTACAGTTGAAGATAAGAATATTGTTTTAGCAAGTGTTGTCACTCCAACTGATGTAACAGCAGATGGTGCTGGCTTTACAATCAAGGGCACAACAGACAAAACTCTCAACTGGGTTGACGCAACAGATTGCTGGACATCCTCTGAGAATTTTGATTTGGCTTCGGGCAAAGTGTTTAAGATTAATAACACAGCGGTCCTAAGTGGAACAAATTTAGACAATGTTACTGTCGATGGCGGCACTTTCTAAAGGAGCCATATGGCTAATGTTATAAAAATTAAAAACTCTGGGACTGCAAACGCAGCTCCTGCTGCCAACTCTCTTCAGTATGGAGAGTTGGCTATTAACTATGCAGATGGTTTGATTTTCTACAAAGATTCTGCCAATACTGTTGTTTCTTTTGACGTAAGTGGAACATTTAGTATTACGCAAGTTGGTGATGACTTAAGTGACCTTCAAGTGTCTGTTGCAATGCAGACCTTTTAATGCCTAAAACCTAATTTCTGGTACAATTGAATATTATGGATGATGTCAAAATCAATACAAGTAAAACCCTTACATTGACGCTTCCTAGCGACCCTACTAGCAATACTGTCTCTGTTAGTCTTTATCATGAATTTGGCTCTCTCGTTTCTGGTCCAACAAATGCAACGCGAACAAGCGCTGGGGTTTATACAATCACATATGGTCAACAAGCATCCGGTATATATATTTTAAATGGCGCAGGCAAATACAGGGTTGACTTTACATATACTATCTCGGGTTCATCGCACACTCAATCTCAATACATAAATGTTTATACACCGTACATTGACTCAGACACATTCTTTACGGATCATCCCGAACTAGAAACAGATTACTATGAGAAGTTCGATAAAATGGAAAGAAAAGTGCGCAACATAATCAACACTTTTTGTGGTCAGTCGTTTGATTACTATCCCGGCAAATATATTGAAATTTCTGGGTCTGACAAAAATACATTACATCTTCCATATCCAATAAATGTACTAACAAAAGTAACAGTTAATTTTGGTTCTGAAGATGCAACAGTTGTCCATGACTCAACAGATGCGACTCTTAATAATATAGAAAAATCAAAAGAAGTTCATAACTTCAATTCAAGCTACTATGTTCAATTTAAAAGATCATATCTTGATAATCTTCAATCAATCATTACTCCTTCAAAGTTTGACGAAGATGATAGTTATAAAATTGAAGGCGATTTTGGGTGGAGATATGTTCCGGATAATGTTTCTCAAGCCGCAGATTTATTATTAGAAGATATGATGAATGACGACTCCAGTTTTAGAAGGCACGGTATGAATGTGGTCGATATGGATATTTTAAAATATCAGACAAAGGATAGCTTCTATGAGTCGACAGGTAATATTGATGCCGATGTGTTGCTTATGGACTATACATTATTCGTAATGGATTATGTGGTGTAATGTCATATCAAACTTATTTTCGATTTGCACATAAATGTGATGTGTATTCAAAAACTACTTCTACAAATGATGCCGGTCAAGAGTATGCAACATTTACATTAACAGCTACTATAGGCTTTCATTTTCAAGCGCCCACAACACAATCTACATCCTCTAGTGATAGAAGACTTGCTCCATATGTCGATAATTTTTCTAAATACGAAGGTATTATTCCGTCACTATATGATCAGTATATTAGTTATGATAATAGAATAACAAATATAAAAGATTCAAAAGGTAATCAAGTCGACAGTGATACATATGAAATTGTTGGTATACAACCTAAGTTTAATTATTCTGGTAAAAAACATCATATAGTTGTTTCTTTGAGAAGAGTGGTGGAAGTGTAATGTTTAAAATTCAAGTTATAAATAATCTTTCAAACATTACTAATAAACTTGATATGTTGCATATTAATATTCAATCAGCAGTTGCTGATGCTGTTGCATCTTCTGAGTATGAAATCCAAAATTTATTTTCAAAACAATATTTTGAAAATACAGAAATAGAGATTGCACCATCCGCTGATGGCGTTTCTGTACATATTAAAAATTTAGATGAAGATTATTATTACTATCAAAATTCTACGGGCGCCAGCTACTCTGACATTGGGGTTGAAGCAAAAGGGATAATTGCAAATAAAGTAAAAAATGTATTTGGAATAAGCCAATGAGTTTGCCAATATATGACATAAACAGTCATCTTAAGACAGATACCGATATTGTAGCAGCCGCTGGAAAGCAGATGAACTTCTATCCAGTGGTGGCTCCCGGGACAGCCACAGCCCCATATGTTGTTTACTACTACAATCCACTTATCCCCAACCCGGATCAGCACTGGCTGAGAAAGGATGTTGTCAGGTATTCGATATTCGACACAGATGTTGAACGTTTATTTAACATATCTGAGTTGTTTATAAGGGAGCTCGGTAAAGCCGATGCGATTGCCAAGGCCACTGGGGTTGCGGCAACAGGTCAAAACCGTAGGATATTAAGCTCAGCTCAGACGGATTCCAGCCTTGCAGTGCCATTGGAAAAGGAAGGTTGGTATAGGATGAATCTAGATTTCAAAATTTGTAATGTATAGAAAAAGATATGGTACAATATATTACGTATGGAATACGCCACAATTACTTATGTTGGAAGAACTCCCGGTTACATAGCGAAAGTTGGTAATTCCGTATATGAATTTGAATGGAACAAATCTCTTGGAATTGGTAGAAGACAAGGAAAGGGAGAGGTGAATCCATCACATATTTCTAAGATCGCTAATTGGCGTGATAAGAAGGGTCGAAAAATATTTCGGCTCGATAAAATAGGAGGTAATGCAAATGGCAGTTAATGTCGCAAATATCGTCGTTGGTGAGGCAACCGTTAAACTCGGCTCGTCAGCTAACGCAACAACTATTGCTGCAATGGATAACTTCGCAGACGTAGGCGCTACGCAAAATGGTGTCGAAATTTCGTGGGAGCCAGACATTGTAGATATTGAAATCGATCAATTCGGTGATGCAGCAAAATTGATTCAGTCAAAAGTTA